ATAAAAAGCTCTGGTCATAATGAGACTGGAGCTTTGTATGGTTCAATAAGATTTACTTGTACTGATAATAATGGCTTGAAGATAAACTTTAAGACAATGAACTATATTCAATATTTAGATGATGGTGAATTTATCAATAGTTTTTTTGGTTTATCATCAACAAATGATATTATAAGTGAATATTTAGTATCCAAATTAGTCACTACTCTAACGCAAAATCCTTCTTAAAACTTAATTGATTTAAGATAAATATTAACGGTAGATTTAATATATCATTATATTTTGTTACATCACCTTTAGATAGGTTATGAAGAATAAATTCCCACGACCATTTGGCTTGGGATTTTTCTTTTTCTATTTCTTTCTGAGTAATTGGGTCATCTAAATCTTCTGGGTCTAAATCATCCTCATTTAATATAGGGTTAAATAGGTTTGCATAATTATTATATACATTTAGTTTAAACTCACTAATATGATTGATTAACCCAAATGTATCATTAATAGAAATCGATTCAAAATAAACGTTCCTATCATCTAAATTGATATTATCATAATCTTCAAGTTTAATATTATTAAAAATATCATAATCATAATTACGATATAAGATAGATGCAATTTTAGCTAAATTCTTTATTGGGTCTTGTGATAAATAATAATCTAAATCGATGAACTCACCTAATTTTAAATTATTTAAATCAATTAATTTAAAGTTATTAAGTTTTGTTTTTATTTTATCTGATGGTACTTCCATTAAAAAATTAAAATGAGATAACATATTAGATAATTCAACTATATCCATATTTTCAATTAATTTATCATCAGGGTCTATATCAGCTAATATAGAAAAGATTAATACTTGTTTCATAAATGGTGAAGCACTATCCTCAATTTCTCTTAATTCATTGAATTGTCTTATACTTACTCCATTCCAATTGGTTGGTAGATTAAATTTATTCATTTGTTTTTATATTACTAAAAAATGTTATTCTTAATAAATTAATAATTGGTATACCTACTTCACAATTAACTTGTTTACGGATTAATTCAGCTTTATCTTTTATTTGCTTATGAGTTAATTCTTTTTCTGTATCATTAGTATATAATATAGCAATTACTTCAGCTAAATATTTATTTGGATTAATAGTAATGTAATCTTCAATTAATAAAACATTTTTTACAGTTAGAATAAATTTATCATCAAATGATGAATACTCTTCTCCATTCAAATAGATATATTTTTGGATATCATTCTTACAAGTATTAAAATCAAATTGATGAATTATATCTTTAAACTCATCTAAACTAATATTATTTATTATTTCTTCAGTTAAACCTAAATATCTTAGAATACTAAACCACTTATCAATGATATTATCCTTGTTATTAAATATCATAAAGATATTTTCAAATTCATCTATGTTTAATTCTTTAATAGAATTTTTTATGTTATAGGTTTCCCCATTAAATTTAATTATTAGCATATAGTTTTATTTTTATTGTTATAAATATATTTAATTTTTTTTAAAATACAATAAGATAAACAATTAAAATGAAATTACCATTATATAAAATTACAATTGATGAGCAATATTCTGATGGTGAGGACTTAGGTATATCAGCAATAGCATTCACTGCAACTCCTGCAATAAAGACCCTTGGTGTAGCATTTCAAACACAAGAGAAAGAAGAAAAGAAACAATACTATGCTGATAAAATAAAGAACCGTATCACTGCACCTATACTTATTCCTATGAGTATATTCAGGTCTGATGAATACCAGGACTATTATGTTGAATTTACTGAAGCTGAGATTGAAAGATTACATTCAAAGTTTATGAAGAATTTTTCAAATAGACAAGTCTTCAATCTTGAACATAATGACGAAGATAAAGTAAACGCATACGTTTATGAAACTTGGATAGTTCAAGACCCATTGAAAGATAAAGCTTATTCAAGCTATGGTATTAAGGTTCCTCGTGGTACTGTAATGATGACAGCTCAAATTGCTGATAAACAAACTTATGATAATTTGGTAGAGAATGACCAAATTGGATTCTCGATAGAAGGTTACTTGGGCTTAAGCCTTAGTGAAATAATAAATAAACAAATAGAAAAAGAAGAAAAGATGAATAAACAAAAAATGAGTATGCCAGCTGGTGAATATAAAATGGGTAATCAAATTTATACTGTAATGGAAGATGGTACATTTAGTGTAGCATTAGCTGACGATGAGAAAAAAGAAGATGAAGTAAAGGTGGAAGAAGAAGTTAAGGAAGAAGAATTGGCTGATGAAGTTATCGTAGATGAAGTTCCAGTTGATGAGGCTAAACCAATGGATTATCCAACTTATACTAAAGAAGAAGTTGATGCAAAATTTGATGAGCTTTATAAGATGATTGCTGAAATGAAAGCTGAAGAAGTTGCTGAAGAAGTTAAAGATGAAATCCCAGTTCAAATGAGTGAACAAAAACCTAAAATTGCTGATAGATTATATGCATTTACACAAGCAATTAATTTCCATAACGAATAAAAATTATTTATAAAATTTTTAAATACAATAAATATAAATAATAAACTAAAAAACTAAAAATATAATGAGAAAATTAAGATTTCAAGATTTAAATGTGGATGGAGCTTTATTCTGCCCAAACCCAACTGAATTTTACAGTAAAGCATATCTAACGGAAGATATTGCTGATAACTACCGTACATTACCAGGTATTAAATATGCAACTGAAATAGCTACAACTACATTCACTAATATTTTATCTGCTTCAACTTGTACATTTGATGGTGCACAAAGTGCTATTATCACAAGCGCAATTACTGTATGTGCAGTATCTGCAATGGCTGAAATTTGTCGTTTCGACTTAGAACAATCATTCGTATCAGCACAAATGGTTAAAGGCTCTAACGGTTCATATGAAGTTGCTTCATTTATGAATCACTATTGGGACCAAATGGCTGGTGAGATTGAAGAAGAAATTGAAGCTATTAGATGGAGAGGTGATACTGCTTTAACTGGTGCAACTTATTTAGCTTTATGTGATGGTTATGAGAAGAAACTTTTAGCTGATGCTACTGTACTTGATGTAACCTTAACTGCTGTAACTGCTGCAAACGTATTAGCTGCTATGGCTGCTGTATATAATAAAATGGCTACAAGTGCTCCTGCATTAATCAATAGAACTAAAGACCTAAGATTCTATGTTGCTGCTAACGTTGCTGCTGCATTCCGTCAAGCTGTTGCTGCTGGAAATACAAATGCTTACTTAACTAAAAACTTAGACCTTACGTACCTTGATATTAAAATTGTTGTTGCACAAGGGATGACAAGTTCTAAAATGGTATTAACATTGAAAGATAATATGATTTATGCTTTTGATGGTGAAGGAGATGGAAAAGCATTAAAAGCTATTGATTTAAGTGATACAGTTGCTGAACCAAAATTACGTACAAGAGCCAACTTAAAAATTGGATTCCAACATATTAATGGTAACGAAATTGTATACTATAACTAATATTAACTAAATAATAATTAACAAAAGCTGCTGCATTAAAAAAGTGGCGGCTTTTTTTATATAAAAACTAAAAAAAAATTTAAACAATGGCTTGTACAACTTTAAATTCAATAATGAAAGCTTGTGAAGGAAACAACATAGGTGGTATTTACGAGGTATATATTAATGACCAGGATGAAATATCAGCTACTACAGTTTCAACAACAGCTCACACTATAACTGCTATTACTTTAAGTGGTGCAGTTAAGTATTCAACATTTCAATTTCAACGAAATGTTGGAAATTTTACAGTAGAACCAACAGTAGACTTAGTAAATGGCTCAACAGTATATAAAGCAACTATTACATTACAATTCAATAGAAGAGAAGGCACTAAGAGTAGAAGCTTAATGCTCTTAGGTGAAGGACAAAGATACTTGAGTATTATTGTGAAGAATGCGAATGGTACTTATAGTTATTTTGATTTCGCACAACTAAGTGGTGGTGCTGAAGAGTCTGGCGCAATCAAGGAGGACGGCTCACGTTATACCGTAACTTTCTCTGCCGATTTAGACCAAAGGCCCTACTTCGTAGACCCTGCTATTATTACTTCAACTATAATTTCTACAACATAATAAAAATTATGTTAAATAATAAACCCCACTTATGTGGGGTTTGCTATTTTATGGTATGTTTTCTTGGCCTCTAAATAAACTTGATTAGCTTCTTCTTCAGTATCATAATAACCTAAATAATAATATATACCATCCACACATATTTGAACCCTATATTGATTTCTATATGCAATAAATGTATAACCTTTAGCGAATTTATTCATTTGATTAATTGAACTATTTGCTTCTCTTAAATTTTCTAATTTATTATTATATGGTTCTCTATCAATATGGTCTATTAATAATGGGAAATAATTAAACATATAAAACCAGGCAAATCTATGTGCTTTTAAATATTTCTTTTTACCATTAATTGTTATGTTAAAAACGATATAACCATCCTTATCTCTTTTTCTTATTGGTTTATTAATGTTTCTATAAACATCCCCAGTTTCAGGGTTATAGTGATAACCTCTTTCTATTGCTTCTTGATATCTTTCTTCTATCGTCATAATTTGTTTATTTGTTATACGTACAAAGATACAATAAAGTTACATAAGTTTTAAAATATTTTTAATATGTTTTAAATACAATAAATTAAACTATAACAAATGATATTTATTAACAAGGACAGTGAAAATAAAGTTGTCTTGACTTTAGATGAAAATGCTACTATAACGGATGCATTTTATTTATTTAAATTCACTAACGAATATAATATTAATTCTGAACCAATTTTCTACTATACTCCCGATATAAGTGGTCACCGAGGAAGATATAATCTATTCAATATAATAGAGTCTTCAAGTGGAAGTACTAATGGTGGGTTTGATGTAGAGTTGAAATTAACTTCTGGACAATATGCATATACTGTATATGAAAGTTCGGCAGCAACAATATCATTAAGCGCAACAACTCAACGTATTGTTGAAGAAGGACGTTTAGTGGTTAATTTAAATAATACAAATAATTCAATATATGACTAATGGGATTTAAAGACTTTTTTTTTAAGAAACAAGAACCAACCTCAGTTCAAATAACACCAATGCAAAGTTTCAATACACCTTTCGGTAAGATTGGAGAAGGAAACCTATCTCTTCCATATGTAAGAGCTTATTCATATCAAGAACCTTATATTAGATTTGGTCACGATAACTTATATCCCCAGGTCATTAACCAAATGTACTACACAAGCCCACTTAATGGTGGAATTATAAACTTCAAGACTAATAGTGTAATTGGAGCTGGATTTGAATTGATAAGTAATAATAAAACAGCTAAGAATAAAGTGGATGAATATACATTCTTGAAATTTAATAACTTTGAGAAACTATCAAGACTTTTAACGAAGGATTTGATTATGCACGGCAGGCTATATGTGAAGATGTGTAAATTATCTAATGGTAGAATAAGTTATAAACGAGTAGGACCTGAGAAAGTAAGAGTAAATGCTGATAAAACATTATTTAGTATCAGCGATGACTGGAGTAGAAGTATTAATATATATACACTACCACATTATACACCTGAATTTGAAGGTGAATGTTTGTATGCTTATGAGATTGATATGCCAGGTCAAGATATATACCCTATCCCATCATATTGTAGTTGTCTTAACTGGGCATTCGTAGACGGAGAGATGGCATATTTACAAAAGAGTAATATCATCAATAGTATATTTCCTTCATTTATGATGACAATGGCTAAGAAGATGTCAGCTGAAGAAATGCAACAATTCAAAAGAACAATTGATGGTGCGAAGGGTGCAAAAGAAACTGGAAAAGTAATGGCATTTATTGGACAATTTCCCGAAGAGTTGCCAACAGTTACTGCATTACCAACAAACAATAATGATAAGGTCTTCACTGAGACTGTAACAAATCTTGAAGCTAATATATGTCGTGCTCACGAAATTGATAGCTTAATTATGGGTATACGAGTTTCAGGAAAGTTAGGTTCTGGTGCTGAATTACCAATTGCCTATGCGATATATGAGAAGAATGTGGTGCTTCCACTACGTATGCAAATGGAAGAGGTATTGAACGACCTATTGTTTATTGGAAATGTTCAATCAACATTAAAAATTAAGGACTATCAAATTATTGATGGTGAAATAACTAAAGTAAATAGATTTTAATATGGCAACAATATATTTTGTAACTGAACAATTTTTAAAGACTAATGGTATAATTACCCCAAATGTTGATGCTGGTAAAATAACACCATTGATTCAGTTTGCATCTAAGTCTTATGTTAAATCATTGATTGGAACTTTATTCTTCAACGATTTATTGGATAAGTACAATGCACAAACTCTATCAGTTGATGAAGAAACATTAGTTGCTAAAATGCAATTCGCAATATGCTTTAGGGCTTGCGCACAAGCAGTAATCACTCTTTCTTATACCCTTGCTAACAAAGGTATTCAAAAACAAAGTGATGACAATTCAACATTTGCTGATTTAAGCGAGGTGAAATATATGTATGAGAACTACATACACCAGGCTAAATTATATGAAGATGAAATGACACAATATCTTAAAGATAATAAAGATTTATATCCAGTATATTTGTCAGTTGATAATAAGGATTCAATCATTAAGAGAAGTTGTGGTGGTGATTTCCCTGATGTTGAAAGCACTGGTGTAGTATTTTTATAATAATGAAAAGTATATTAGAATTTTTACTATCAATTAGATTTGATGCAACGGTATTAGGTATTCAAAAAAACCTATTATTAGCTGCATTAATTGGTGTTATATCTAATTTACCAAAAGAAATTAAATCTAACTTATTATTAGCGGTTCATATCGTAACTGGTACTTTATTATCAACAATACTTACTCCTTTGATAATGGTATTAATTGGTCAAATATTTAATACAACGTTAGCACCTGAAATGGGTTATGGTATTGCATCATTAATAGGTATTGTTGGTGTATCAACAATAAAAAAATTAATATTAAATAAAATAAGTTCTAAAATAAAAGATGATGAAAATGATACTAAGTGAAAATTTAATAGAATGGAATACTCTTTGGTTAATTCTATTAGCTATTAGTTCTTTAATGGTTCTTGTCAATCGATTAGATAGTAATTCTAAGAACAATAATGTAGTAGATAAGATTTTATATGGTGGATTAAGTTTGGTGTCTCTAATGGGCTTATTTTATCCTATTGAATTTGGGTTGATTGGAGTTAATATTGTTGTCACTTTGATAATGGTAGTTGAATTTTTTAGATATGATAAGAATAGTAAAAAAAATAAATGGTAATATGAAAGCAATTGTAATTAAACATAGGATTGAAAGACCAAAGAAAAGAAAACCTGGTATTCATTCAAAAAAGAAATCTTCAAAATGTAAAAACTCTAAGAATTATAAAAAAAGATATAATCGACAAGGATGAAAATAAGTAACAATTGTATTGATTTAATCACTAAATTTGAAGGGTTCTCTTCAAAAGTATATAAATGCCCAGCTGGGCGATTCACCATAGGATTCGGCAGCACTTTCTATGCTGATGGAAAACCAGTTGGTGAAAAGGATAAACCAATAACCAAAGCACAAGGTGAGGAATTGTTATTATCAACGTTGAAGAGCTATGAAGAGTGTGTTAGTTATTTAATTAAACGACCACTTACACAAAACCAATTTGACAGTTTGGTATGCTTCGCATATAATGTAGGTTGTGGTGCATTCAAAATGTCAACATTGCGTAAATTAATCAATATAGACCCAAATAATCCTTTGATTGAAGAACAGTTCCTTAAATGGTGTCGTTCAAATGGAAAGGTATTAAAGGGTCTATTGAATCGTAGAGAGGCTGAATCAGCTTTATATTTCAAGCCAAATTAAATAAGTGGTACAATAAGATAAAACTTAAATAACGTTATCTTAAATCAATTCACAATGGCTCGTTCAAAAATTTTTATACACAATATTGAAATGGACAATAATTCATATGACATATATTATCAAGAAATCAAGGTTATAGTTAAAAAATGTTCCTTAGTCAAATTCAAAATTATGTTGTTAACGGAACCATATGTTCCAACGTTGGCAAAACAAATAAATTACTTGATGTATAGCTTTTGTGATTATGAACTTTATGAATATGCTGAAGTATGTAGAAAGTATTTAGCTAAAGGAGATAATTAAAAAAAGGACATTAAATGTTCTTTATTGTTGTAGTTACATTTACAACATTAGATGCAGGTCTTGGATAACCGTAAGCATCATAATAATATAATTTAACTTCACAGTCTGTATTACGTACAGTCATATTAACATTAATAGTTGCATTTTTAGTTGAAGTAAATTCAAGCATACCAACTCCTATACTAGGATATTGAGCATATGGTGTAGAAATATGACCTAAATATTTATCAGGATTTGATGTTGATATTTGAGATTCAGTCTTATTATCTGAACCAGTACGTACTTCAAGATAATATTTTTGAGTATCATCTTCAATTGGTTCTGGTGTACAAGATACTAAGTTGAATAAAGCTGTTAAGACAAGTCCGATAGTAAGTAAAGTTTTCATAATATGTTTTGTTTAATTGTTATGGGACAAATATAAATACTTTTTACGTTACTACCAAATAAAATTTCAATTATTTTTATAAATTAAAATGAGGCCATATTAAGCCTCATTTTATATTTTTGATATGTAGATACCTTTTTACTATTATCGTTCATTAGAAGTTATCCTTGTGCGTCTATGAAGGTGTCTTAACATTTTGATAAGGTCCATTATAACCTTCTTTTATTATACCATCTTTTTGATATTGTTCCCAAAGTTTAGTATCTTCATCAGTCCAAGATATAAAACCACTATCGTTGATAATTGGTTTTTTATATTCTCTCCATAGAGTTAATCTCTTTTTACTTAATTTATAAGGTGAATAATCGTTATCAGTTTCATTTGGTGTAACCACACTCATAATTGTATTTATCCATTGTCTATTTGCTCCTATTTTTCTAACGTTGTAGAATTGAGCAGTTTCATCAATTACTTGAATGAATGTTGGAAGTCCATTAGATATTGGTGTTTTGTAAAAAATTTTTGTTGATGTCATTTTGTTTCTTGTTTTTAAATTATTATACAGCAAAGATAATATAAATTTTAAATGTTCCAAATTTATTTTTAATTATTTTTAAATAAAATGTCCTACAATAGCAACACCGTAGGACAAGTATGATAAATATAACCAAATGTCAGTAAAATTATATTTATTTATAACACAAATATACAATTAAATTATTATTTAAACAAATTTTTCTTTATCTTTATCTCTTTCTTTATCTCTTTCTTTATCTCTTTCTTTATCTTTATCTCTTTCTTTATCTTTATCTTTATCTCTTTCTTTATCTTTAAGGTTATTTTTAACCATTTGGGTTATTTGGGTTGTGAAAATAAATTTGGTTATTAATAAAACCATTCGTATATTTGTAAAAAGAAATTAACCTTTCAGTTATTTCAACATATTTATTAACATAACACAAACATAAACAAATGGAAGAAATGGAGAATTTATTGATTTACGGTAGCATATGCGATATGCTTGATGATTTAACTAATGAAGAAGCTGGATTACTATTCAAGGCTTTAAATAACTTTAGAAAGGGTATACCAGTAACATTTGAGGATAGATATCTTCAAGGTGTATGGATAGGTATATTACCCAACTTAAATAATTTAAAAAAGAATTATGAAAAGAAAGTATCTATCAACAAAGAGAATGGAAAGAAAGGTGGAAGACCTACCAAAGAGCAGCAGGCTGCAAATAAGGTACATTTAAACAACGATAAATCAAAAGTGGTATCAGAACCCATCTCAACTGAAATCGAAGCGGAAATCGAAGATATGGAAGAAGTAACAATTCCATCAACAAGAATAAAAGTACCTGATATTTTAGACAAGAAACAGTTTATTGGATTAGGTGAACCAATTGAAAGATATGAAGATTATCTTAAAGACCCAAAAAAATATAAAATGACAAACCCAATTGAAGATAGTAATTTTTAAAAAAATAATTATGGAAGAATTAACAAATGGTTACAATAATTTATTTAGAATTGAAATAGATGGTAAATTATATTACAAGAGTTCCGAATTAGTTAGGTTATTGGGTTATAGAGCACAAGATACAGTTAGAATTACAAATACACACTGTTCAAATGTTTTAAAAGCACCAATAAAACCAGGTGGTAGAGAACTTAATTTAATTGATGAAGATGATATGTATAGTATGATATTCAATTCAAGACGAGAAGAGGCTAAATTATTAAAAAAATCAATAAAAAATATATTGAAAAGTATTAGAAAGACTGGTGGTTATTCAGTTTATCAAAATGAAGAATTATTACAAGAAGTAAAATTATTAAACAATTAAAAAACAATTATTATGAAAAACGAGATTATTAGTGTTACGAACACAAAAACAAATGAACAACTTTCTTTCAAAAAACCACAAGATTTCTTTCACGAATTATTTGGTGACCTAACTATTATCACTAATGAAGATAATGAAGCTTTCTTTTTAAGTAGTGAAGTTAGTGATAAATTAGGTTATTCAGCAAATAAAACTTTATTAGACCGTTTAGATGACACTGAAAAAATATCATTATCTTATCAAGATTCGATGGCAGTGTTTCCCTGCCATCAAATTCATCAACGTGGGTGTCAACTACTTACTGAAGATGGTTTGTATGAAGCGATATTTGGTTCACAAAAAGAAGAGGCTAAAGAGTTTAAAAAGTGGGTTAAAGAAGTTTTAAAATCAATTAGAAAAACTGGTTCTTATGGAATAGTTAAATATACACCATCTTGTTTAATAGATGATATTGATGAAAGAGTTAAGGTTTGGAAAGAAGAACGAGACTATACGTTAATGTTAAAAGAAACTAATCAAGTTTTAGTAACGGAAATTGATGATATGAAACCAAAAGTTGAAATATATGATAACGCCTTCAATGATACTGATTTAATTGATATTGATACCGCAAGTGATTGGACTGGAATTGGAAAGATAACATTACTTGAGTATTGGAGACAATGGAAATGGATTTGTTATAGCAATAAAATTAATGTATCATCAAGTTATGGTGAGAAAATGGGTTATACCTATACGCATTATAATAGTACTTTCTATGGAGATAATGTCTTCATCAATAAAAAGTTATTTGTTTATAAGAAAGCAATTGAAAGAACAATTATCAAATTAGAAAAAATGAACGTAACCGTATAATAAAAAGATATATGAAAACATTAACTGAAAAAGACCAGGACATAATTCTAAGAAAAACATTGAAACATTTAAGATTAGAATATGATAGAACATTTTTTATTGCCATAATAACTGGTGATACACACCCTGAAGATGCAATACCAATTATTCATAAGAGCAATACATTTTATGTTAGAATTCAATACGGTGACTTTGTTTGTATTTATGTAAAATAAATTTGTCCAATTCAAGTAAATTTCATATCTTTGTATAAATAAAACTAAACAATATGTCAGATAATACCTATTACGAAGATTACATTGAGTTCATTCAATACGAAGATATGGACATTTACTATCAACAAAACAATTAAGATTATGGAAACTGAAAAAAGAAAACATAGAGGAAAAGGGAATGGTACAAACATTACAATGAAGATAAACAACTATAGCTTGAATTATGGTTGTTTGAATAAAAAGAAGTGTAATGGGATATATTTTGGATTTAATAGCTATGTACATCCTGAAACGGATTATGTTAGAGATATGACCAAATTTAAGTATGACTTTGAAAGGTTTATGAATAACTATATCAAGCATTCATTCGAACCAAACTTATCGCATATCATCTATTCAATTGATGATAGAGTTAATAATACGGTTAATAGACTAAACACATCATTTACTATATTACCAGGTGAGATATCAGTTCTATTCATCAATGAAGTAGACTTCAATGAGGTTAAAGATGAAATACCAATCCTACTAAAGATAATGGTGAACTATTTGGATTCATATCAAGGATTAGTATTTAGTAATTTTTTATATAAATAAAATTTGCTTTATGTAAATTAATGTCGTATCTTTATACTGTGTTGAAATAATCTTGTTTTATGCTTGTTACTAATGTTGTGAAAAAATCCTAACCCCGTAAGGTTAGGATTTTTTTTTACCTAAAACTATTGTTTTTTGTTTTTTACTGTATATACTTATATTTATAAAAAACAATAGAATTATGAACACACACAACAACTTCGAAACAGCAGCTCAAAGAGAGCGAAGATTAATGACATTACTATTCAATCAACTGGGAATAGAAAGAACTGAATTTACTGAAGGATATACTCGACACGATTTTAGTTTGACTGCATCAACGAATGGTGAAGTAATGATAGGAGAAATAAAGGTACGCAATACAAAGTCATCCGATTATAACAATAGTACATTTATTGAAGAGGATAAAGTAAAATATTTATTGGACCATACAAGAGGTACTGATAAAAAACCTGGTATTGTATTCTTCTTCTCCGATGGCTATGCGTATAAACAAATGTTATCACACGATGAAGTATATCCCACAAGGGAAGTTAGATGCAATAAGACGACAATGGGTGACCAAACGAAGATACCAAAACGAATGATAGACTTCAACATCGATAGAACAAAATTAATAAGATTAGAATTTAACATAGACTAATAATGGAAGAATTAAAAAAGAAATACCATAGATACTTAATCATCTTAACCAATAGATTAAGCTGTAACGAAGAAGTTAAGAAAGACCTATATCAAGAAGGTCTATTAGGACTTTGGGAAGCAAAACAACTATATAATGAATCTAAAGGTACATTCCACTCATTCGCTATAATGCGTATGAAGGGAAGGATGCTTAAATGGTTAACCAAATATTCAAGAATCATCCACATACCAGCAAACCAATTAAATGAAACTCGTAGAACAGTACATAACTTACCTTCAACAATATCAAGCAACACACCAATCAATGAAGATGGTGGAACGATAGAAGATTTATTAGGATGTGAAGATGAGGACAAATCACTTGATGATGGTGAGAAAGAACTTAGAGACCGTTTAAGATACTGTTTCTCACAATTGAAGCCAGCATATCAAGATATAATTACGATGCGAAATATCGAAGGTATGACGTTCCTTGAAATAAGTGAAGAGATGAAGATATCTCAACAAGGTGCGCAAGCTAAATATAAATTAGCAATACATAAATTAAAATCATATATGTTAAATTTGGTAAAAAAGTGTTAAAATTTAGTCGTTTGGTATTTTAACATATATTTATATAATAAATATTAGTTATGGGAATTATAGCGTTTATAATAGTGGTAGTTATAGTAGTAACTGAAATAGTAAAAAAGAAATAAAATGAGAAAAGAAATTACAAAAGAACAAATGTTAGAATTTATAAGCGAACAAATAGCTAATGGTTTAACGAATAAAGAACAAATGATTAAAGAATTAAAGAATGCGTTATCAATTGAAGAAATTGATGGAAAACTAAATTGTAGTTGTAAAATAATGTATCAATTTGATAAAGAATTAATTAATAAAGTATTAAACGATGAATAGAGAAGAAATAGAATTAAGAACAAAACAAAAGATAATGCTACATATGAAAGCAATGTGTAGCAAGAACCCAAATGTGCAAGATAAAGGCTTTCGATATCTTGTGCAAAACTTTTTCGATAAACCCGAATGTATTGATATTGATGAATTAGACTTTCTCGATAGATATTCAGTTAAATTAGCAATGATACTATCATTAACCAAAGGGCTTATGGAAGAAACGGATTATTCTAACTTAGCCATTGTACGTGACGTAAAACAAAAGCTATCACTTGAAGTATTAGATAATGTAACTTCAAGTGATGAACTTTATGAGTATGAATTAATGGAAGAGTTTTATACCAATCAATTATATAACATACTTAATTAAATGAAATATGTATATTACACAAGAGGATAGATTAAAAATAGAAGCATTATTAAATGATACATTTCAAGGTAATCTTGAAGTATTAAAAAAACTAATAGGTCAGTATGGTGGACCAGTTCATCATTCTTGTTTTTGTAAAGAATCGAATAAGAGAGAGTATTTAACGAGGGTACGTGAATGGTACACTCAAAATCAAGATGACTAAGCCTGACTTTGATAAATACTTTGTATCAAAGATACCAAAGATGCGTTTGATTATAACAAAACTTATTAACAAGTATAAGAAATATCATTTAGATTTAGATGCCGTTATAAGTGAGACGTATATTTATATTCTACCATTCATAGATATCTTTGAAACAAATAATCAATGTGAGCGATATATGTTCAACTTCATTAATAAAAATATACTATGGTTAAATTCACAATTAAATCGAAAAGAAGGTCTTAATAACATCACTGAAGGATATGACCCACCTGAAGTAATAGATGACATAGAAGAGAATATAAGAACTAAGGTAGAATTAGAAACTTGGTATAACAAAAGACAAGCATTATTAATACTATATCGAAATCAACTATTAGATAAAGAGAAAATAATCATATATGATTGCTTCTTTGTAAAGAAACTTCAAACTGGTAAGGCATTAGCATCTCATCTTAAGATTAATGTTGATTATGCGTTGGCATATATACGCCAAATGAAGGTTGATATCATTCAATTCGAGATAGAAGAGTTTATAAGAAACAATAAATTATAATAGGGGTTCTTTAAGAACCCTTTATGATATAAATAAATTAGAATGAAACTAAATAATAAACAATTAGCTTTTGTTGAAGAGTATTTAGCCAATGGATTCAATGGTACTAAAGCTGCAATTAAAGCTGGATATTCACAAAGGACGGCTTATAGTATAGCTAATGAATTATTGAAGAAACCTGAAATACAAGAGGTTATCGATGAAAAGAAAAAAGAATTAGCAGCAAGGTCAACAATAACTAAAGAAGAACTATTGGCTGATTTAAAACATATCAAAGATTTAAATAAGGATAATCCTCGTTCAGCAAATTCACTTAAAGCAATCGAAATAATAAATAAGATGTTAGGGTTTAATATGCCACTTGAACAAAATATTAATATGAATGTGGAGCAAAAATTATTCACTGATGATATAGATGAATAAGTTTTATTATACTACATCCATACGTAAAATGCGTAGAATGAAATCTCGAATTAAAATAGTTCAAGGTGGAAGTTCCAGCGGTAAAACTATGGGAATAATTCCAATATTAATTGATAAAGCAATTAAAGAACCATTAATAACAATTTCAATTATATCGGAATCATTACCACATTTGCGAAGAGGTTGTATTAAAGACTTTTTATCTATAATGAAAACTACTAATAGATATGTCGAGTCACATTGGAATAAAACAAATAGTGTATATACTTTTAGTAATGGTTCATATATAGAATTTTTTAGTGTTGAAGATGATACTAAATTAAGAGGTGCAAGAAGAAATGTTTTATATGTTAATGAAGCAAATAATATAACATACCAGGCATTTACTCAGCTTGCAATGCGTACCGATGGTGATATATGGTTAGATTATAACCCTACTCATAAATTTTGGGTAGAAGAGGTTTTAGATGAAGATGAAGCTGAAAGGATTATTTTAACATATAAAGATAATGAAGCATTAAGTAAAACTATTATTAATTATTTAGAATCTAAAAGAGAATTAGCAAAGACAAGTACATATTGGGCTAATTGGACAAGAGTATATTTAGATGGTCTTGTGGGCCAATTAGAAGGAGTTATTTTCAATGATTATAAAATTGTGGATACAATACCTATTGAAGCTGAATTAGTGGCTTACGGGTGTGATTTTGGTTTTAGTAATGATGAATCAACAGTTACTGCTGTATATAAATATAATGGTGAGTTAATTCTTGATGAGATAATTTATCAAAAAGGTTTATTAACTGGTGATTTAGCAAAACTAATGAAAGAAAATAATGTTGAAGGTAATGTCTATTGTGATAGTAGTGACCCTCGTTCAATAGCTGAATTAAGAACTTTTGGAATATCAGCTTATCCAGTTAAGAAAGGTGCTGATAGTATTTTGTATGGTATTAATATATTAAAAGGGTATCAATTAAATATAACAAAACGTTCTATTAATATGAAAAGAGAATTTGATAATTATAAATGGGCTGAAGATAAAGAAGGTAATAAATTAAATAAACCAATAGATGCTTTTAACCACATTTGTGATGGAATTCGATATGTAGCATTAATGAGACTTCAACATCAAAGCAATACACCAATGGTATCATTATAATAACAATAAGAATAAACTAATTAACTATGGCTTTAACAATTACGGGATTTCCCAGCCCTATAGCACCAGCATATAATATAATTCAATTTACATTTGAATCAACTAACTATACTGAAGAAGGATTCCGTTATGTTATTGATGTTTATAGTGGTGATAATATTACTCGATTAACAAGACAAAAAGTAATACCACAAGTTGATGGTAGTGGTAAAATTGATTTATCAAGAATACTTCAAAACTATGTATCAGTTGACTTTGCACAATTTGCAACAACAACTGACCCTGCAACTAATTCATTCTTTGATTATAATGTTAGAATCGGTGAAGAATATAAACCCTCTCCTATTCCATTTGGAATAACTTCAAGTCTATCCGCTGGTACAACTATTCTATTATCACCATCAGCTGATACTAATACTTATGTTGTTGGTGACCAAATATTCGTTACTTCTGATTTAGCTTCTATAAATGGATTTAAAACAGTATTATCAGCTACTACTACATTAGTTATAGTTGATGGTACTTGGGATGGTAATAACCACACTGGTACAACGCAATATGCTGATGGTCGAAAGGTATTATTTAGTGATTTAGAATCATCTACTGGTAACACAGTATTCAATGGTGTTAGGTCGTTTGCTGAATTTTTAAACTATTCAAGTAATAGTGTTAATGTTGGTACACCAAATACGATTAGAATGATGTTAACTGACTTACCATTAGATAATTTTTATCTTAGACCTACTCAATTGATATGGTTAGATGTAATGATAACTAAAACGAACCCTTATAACTATAATTTAATATCAATATCTAATGATGGTCAAACTGGTAATACTGGAAGCGTTGGTGCAAATGATTTAAGAGAAGTTGTTCAATTCCCATTTAGTTTCTTTGATACTGGATTTGATTTAACTAATGTAACATATGTGGATTTATTCATAACGAGAGATACTGGTGGTGTACATAATCAATTAACAAAAAAATATAGAGTCTATTTAGATAATCGATGTGTTATTGAACCAATTGAGATAGCATTTCAAGACCGAATGGGTAGTATAGGTTCATTCTCATTTCAATTAAGAAAGAAAGAGACTGGTGATATAGAAAGAGTTCAATTCAAACAAGAAGTACCTTATCCTTATACAACAATTGATAGAGGTACAACGAATATTTGGATAGGTGTAGAGAAGGAATTAGAATTGAATACCAATTGGATGACTGAAGAAATGAATATTTACTTTGAACAGTTGTTAACAAGTCCTTATACTTGGATTAATTTTGGTGATGGATTATATTATGCTTGTACTATAGTTGATAGTACATTTGAAGTGGAGTTCCAAAAGAATAAGAGACTAATAAGAAAGACCATTGTAGTTAAGATGGCAAATAATGATTCAATCAATGTGTAATTTAATATGGTAAATATAACAAGAATTCAACTTTTTGGTGATGTAGAAGGTTATTTAGATGTAACTGAAGAAACTATTATCCCATTAACTATAGCGGTTAGTGATATTAGAGATATAACATCTAAGACTGGTACATTCAGTAAGAGTATCAAGATTAAAGGTACTAAGAATAATAACAAATTGTTAAATCATTACTTTGACGTAAATGTTGAAGCTGGCACATTTAATATCAATAGACGACAAGAGTGTGCTATAATCCAAAATGGACTTATGGTATTAGATAATGGTATTATTCAATTGATAAGCGTTAATAAGATAGAGAAAGGTGCTAACTACGATGAGCAAGTTGAATATACATTATTAGTTAAGGATGCAACTTCTGATTTCTTCTCGATTATCAATAGTAAATATTTGGATGAGTTAGATTTATTCATACCTAATTTAACATATACTGCTGCTAATGTTGGAGCGTCATTCAATAATACATATCAAGATGGATATAAATTTGTTATGCCTTATAATCCTGACAATTATAAGAATGGTGTATTCAATTATAACTTAGAAGAATTTAAGCCAGGTATTTATGCAAGAAGATATTTTGATTGTATCTTTCAACAAGCTACTGGTGATACGATTGATAGTGGATTTAAATATAACTTCCCTGATGCAAATGATGCAGCAATTCAATTCAATAAGTTAATCATTCCATATAATGGAGATGAGGTTAAAAATAATAGTCCATTATCCGATGTTGTTGTATCAGCTACATCAAATGTAACTACAGTTGTATCAGCAAGAACAGTTACTTTAAATACGAGTAAGATATCCAATTTTGCTTATAATGATACTTCGATTCCACAATTAATTAAAGTTAATAATGAGGTAATAGATACTGGTGGGTTTTATAATCCTACCACTTCAACATATACACCACCATTCTTACCATCAAATGGTAATGCAATTCAATATGATGTAATTTTAACGTATGATATTATAGTACAAAATAATGATTCAGTACCAGTATTTAGTCAAAACTTTTATCGTAACAATGAAAATATTGTTAAGGATAATAGTGCTATTTCTTTTGTTTCAGTATTTGGTTTATATGCAAATAATAAATATAAAAAACAACTTTTAACACCAGTTATTGTCAATATACCAAATGGTATATCATATTCAGCTGGTACAACAGTAATACATACTGCAACATTAAGTACAATCCCAGGTATGGTTCCATTAACTGTAAATGAGGGATTAACTATTAAAAATGATATAACATTTAGTACTGGTGCTAATGGTTTATTAAGAGCAACCTTTCTTAAAACAAATGGTAATATCAATACTTCATCTAATAAAGTATTTATTGGAATTAGAGTTACTGATATTAAAGTTACGGTTAGAAATAGAATTATTGGTGAATATGGATTCAATGTACCATTGAAATTTAATGAATTTATCCCAACTAAGATTAAACAATCTGATTTTATTAAGGGGATATTCACTATGTTCAACTTATACTGTGTATTAGATAAAGACGACCCTAAAAAATTCAATATCTATCGTAGAGATGGGTATTATGATAGTGGTACAACAAAAGATTGGACATATAAGTTAGTTAAGGATGATATTAAAGAAGTTAGATTCTTACCTGAACTAACAAGCAAGCGTTTAATCTTATCTTATAAGCAAGATAAAGATATTCCTAATGAGAATTATGAAACAGCAATAAATGAAGTATATGGACAACAAGAATTTATATTTGATAATGAATATGTTAAGGATGTAAAGAGAGTTGAACCAATATTTTCACCAACTCCAATGATTAATAATAATCATAGTTCTGTTGTACCTATGTTAATTGGTAATGCACCTAAAACTAATATTAGAATATTATTTGATGGTGGTGAATTACCTTGTAAATTAGGTGATGAACCAATATTTCAATATGGTATTATTAATTATAGTGGAGCGACTGCTGTTCAATTTACTACATATCCTCATATTAGTCATTGGGATAAACCTAAAGACCCAACATTCGATATCAATTTCGGAATTTGTGATTATTACTATAGGCTTGATGGGTTTATGGGTACTAATTTTATAACAAATAATAATTTATATAATCTACATTGGAAGAGAACTGTTAATTTAATTAACAAAGGTAAAATGTTAATTGCAAATTTCGTTTTAAATGAACGAGATATCAATGACCTTGCATTGAATGATAAAATTTTAGTTAATAATAGTTGGTGGAATATCAATAAAATTATTGATTATGATGCGAATTCAAATAACCCTACTAAAGTAGAACTTATTTCATTTGATGATTTTGAAGGATTACCATTTAGTGTAAGAGAACCTCGATTTGTTACTGAAGAAACATCTAATATAAGACAATCGATATGGGATTTGATTAGATTAAGAACACCTTATTTAAACCCATTAAGTTTTCCAAATGCCCCTATCAAAGGTTCAAATAATTTTATCTCTGATGGTATAAGTAGAATTGAATTGAATGGTGATAATAATGAAATAGGTGCTGGTAGTCAAGTAATCTTTGGTGATGGTAATATTTCAAATGATACAGCAACAATATTTGGTGATGCGAATACAAACTATTTTAGAAGAAATGTAATCTTTGGTAGTAATAATATGCTATCTGGTTCAACTAATAGAGTATTTGGTGATAATAATATCATTGAAGATGATAATAATATAGCATTAGGTAGTTATAATGTAATTCCATCTGGTGTTACAAATGCTATTATGATTGGTGATGGTTTAACTGCAACAACTGGTAATACTTTATTTACACAAAATATATCTATGCCGAGTGGTGGTACTATAAGTATTGGCGATACTACTTTTGGTGATAGAGATTTTGATGTTCTTAATATGGAATTATCAACTGGTGTTTATGAATTTGGTGGTATAACTATTAATACTGGTAATACATTTAATGTAGGTGCTGCTAAAGGTTATTCAATTGATAATACAATTCCTAATAAACCAATTGCTAGATTTGTTGATTATAGTGGTGTTACTGGAACAACTACACCATTTTTATTAACTACACCAGCAACTTTTATTAGTTTAACAAGTGGTGGTACTTTAAATTTAACTGGTACACCTCCCGATGAAACA